CATATCTAAAACGAACATTATCACCATCTACCCATACATTTTCAGCTTGAGTATCTGTTATTTGTTTATTAAATCCTGGTCTAAATGGTATTTTAGTTAAAGCCATAGCCTATTTTACAATACTATTTATGGTTAGTATAGAACTAAACTATTTTGTTTTGGTAAATGATGGTAATCCTAACATTGGTCTAGTATCGAATTTGTTACTATCTGCATATTTTCCGTCTACATGATTATAATGTAAAAATACCTGGCCACAAATATCACCTTCAAAAGGCTCTCGCCAGTGTTCTAAATCACAACCAGAATACACTAACATGTCACCAACACCAAGTAATACTTTTTCACCTTTTGGAGCATGGGGTAAAATTTTTCTTGTTTTATAATCAACGTTATCTGACCCTGTAGGATCAATAAATATTGGCCAAGGATCACCACCTAAGTTAATAGTACAAGATATTTCACAGCTTGGTCTATCTTTATGTCTTCTTAAAATATCACCTTTTTTATAAACTCTAGCGTATGAATAAGTTGGAATTAAATTTAATTGACTATGTTCTTTCATAACTGGAAGCATCTTTACCAATAAAGTTTCCATAACCATATCCGAATAACAAGAATATGTGTTAGGCACTTGTTCATCAGTCCAAGTTCCTAACATACCCGTGTCATGTACAATATTATTTTCGTACATGTATTGTACTGCATCTTTTTTAAGTAAAAAATAATTAAATATAAAATTTGCTAATTCATAAGATAAAGCATTTTTAATTAATTGATATTTTTTTTGTTTAAATGTCATGAGGCAATTTCTTTTCCGTCTTTATGTTTTGTTTGATATTTACTGATTGCATTCATTAATGTATTCACTTTTTCATCGGGTACAATTTCTATTTCATACTCTTCTATACCTAGTATACAACCTGCTATAAATCTTCTCACACCCATGCACAATCTATATTTACCATCTTTTTCGCTACATATCAAAGGATTAATAATTCCATTCTTTTCAATATCTGCTTTTAATTTTTTCCACTTTTCATTTTTAGTTTGACGCATTCTACCTTCTTCTGTTTGTAAATGCCTTTCCCTAAATATGATTTTATCTTTATGAACTTTCATATTAAATCTTTACCCAATGTGGTTTCATAAAATCTTTTACATATTTAACATATAATTTTTCATTTCTTATGTCAAACGCAATAGTAATTCTTTCTTCAGAACTAGATACTTTATCTGTGTAATGAGTTATCCAATCTGGAAATAAAGTAATTTTACCTGGTAAATTTTTACTAGGAAATTCATCTTTATAATATGGAGTTTCATAATAAGTATTTGTGTTTTTAACTTTAACACAAATGTGACCACTTAAATAAGAATTATGTATTGACGAATGGTTGTGTTTTTTAATTTGCTCTCCTTCTCTCATTATATTAAACCAACATTGTACATAATAATTTTGTTCTATGCTTTGATTTAGAGATTTAATAAATTTATCATGAGTATTTCTAATGTATTTTTTTAAATAACTTGTTTCAGGAAATTGTAATAAATTATAATGCATGTAACGAGCTGTAACACTATCATCACCTAATGATGTACCTCCATCATTAAAAGAAGGATATTTTTTTATTAATTCTTTTTCTTTTAATAACAAAAATTGAGATAAAGCCTCAGTATCTATTGGTAAAATATCTTCACCAATAAAGTAGCAATACGTTGGATTAAAAAAATTTTTTATTTCTCCGTTTTTAAAATTTATTAGTTTCAAAAAATATCTTCTTCACTTTCATTACAACGTAGTTCTAAATTTAAACTAATTCTTTCATCTGAAATTGACGGTTCAGGTTTATGTTCTAGAGAAGCAGGGAATATTAACATATCCCCATCATCAGGTTTTAAAAATAAATGTTCTTTTCCATGTTTAAAAAACACACCTTTGTTTTTTGTTTGCAAATAAATTACAGCATTTATAGTAGCTGATTTTTTATGATCATGCCAACCAGTAAGATTATAACTTTTGTCTGTTACATAACACCATACTTTTAAAACATTATCCTCAAGGGTAAATGGTTTTAGTATTTTTTTACTACAATCAATAAATATATCGTAAAGTTTATCTAAATGTTTTGTTTGTAATTTAAAATTAAGACCACCTTCTTCTTGTTTTCTTTGATCTAAACATTCTTTGATTAAATCATTTTTAAAACTATTTATGTCTTCACTTATTGAATAACAATGAATTATTTTTTCAATCTTCATACCATTAAACACTTTTGCATAAAATTAAAAGATACCGATATTCTTATATCATTTGATTTATTTATATCAACGCAATGAGTCAACCAAGATGGAAACATAATACATCTACCTGCTTTAGGTTCGTAATTTACTTCTCTCCACAATCGAATAGGTAATTCACCAGATTTATGTTGTGGCCTTGACATTGAAGCAGCAGCTCTTGGATCATTAATTTTTAAATTACCACAATTTTTAGGAGTCTTAATATAATATACTCCAGACCATAATGCATTAGGATGAATGTGTGCATTATTATATCCTCCTGGTGGATTTACATTTGCCCACATATTTCCTAAGTAAGGCTCTGAACCTAAATATTCTTCATTATAAATTTGATATTGAATTTGAAATAAGTCATCAACAAGTCTTTTATATTCAGGTCTTTGATGCATATCTGTAGAAGAATGCCAACCTTCTACATTTGATCTTTGTACTCCCTTATCTTGATTCATCCAGTTAATTATATTTTTCTCTAATTCTATATTTAAAGATTGATCATTGTGGTCAAACATATAAATAGGAGTTGGGAAATGCAAATCTCTAGACATTTTTTTTAATTAATTTTTTAATCTCTGGTAAATATATATAATTTAAGTTACTATTATCAAATAAATATTTTAAATCATCTAAGGTTTCAACTAAAGTATCGCCAGGCAAATTTAAACTAGTATTGATTAATACAGGTATGTCTGTAATTTTTTCAAAAGATTCTATAAGATTATAGTAATTAACATTATCATCTTTAGATACAGTCTGTATTCTTGATTTATTATCAATAGATAATCCAGCTTTTAAAATATTTTCTTTTTCTTTTTTAATTTTAAAAACATACATCATGTGTGGAGATTCATCTATTTTCATTTCAAACCATTCTTTTGCCTTCTCTTTTAGTACCGAACATGCAAAAGGTCTAAACCATTCTCTTTTTTTTATTTGATTTAATTTCTCATGAGCATCTTTGTGTACAGGATTCATTAATAATGATCTGTTTCCCAGACCTCTTTGACCTTGTTCACTTCTAGATTGAAAAATTGCTACAGGTTCTTCTAATAAAATTTTTGCTACGTCATCACTTTCAGCATCTATAATTTTGTGTTTAAAAAACAAATCTGTATTTATTTCTTGAGGTACACCTAAATATATTTCATTATTAATTAGTGAATTGTTAGTATATAAATTTGTGGCTCCTAAACTTAATCCAAAATCACCATTAAAAGGATCACAAAATAAATTATCAAACTTTTCTAACAACATAGAATTATATAAAACATTTTGAGCACAACCTCCTGTAAAAATAATATCACCTTTTAATTGCCATCTATCAATAAGTTCTGTCATTTCTTTTTCATAATCATCTTGAATTTTTTTAGGCTTTTCATCATATAAACTCCAGGCCATAGTTTTTCCACAATCTAATTGATGATCAAAATGTTTTCTAGTAAATTGCTCATATTTTAAACCTATTTTATTGGATTCAGTAATAATGTGTTTTAATTTTGTATCAAAAGTAAAATGACTTTCTTGTTCAAAATAATCTTTATAATGAGTTCCAGCACCATCACAAACTAAAATGTTCTTGTAATTTTTATTCCATGTTAAAGCACAATAAGCATGAAATAGATGGTGATACCTGCATTCGTAATTAATAATAGGTATTTTTTTTAATTTTTTATTAAATAAAATAAAACCGATCCAAATATCAATCGTATGAAAACGATTATGACTTAATAAAAATAAATCAATATCTAAGTTTTCTAATATTCTAATTATTTCTTTAGTAGGATAAGTAGCATGTTTGAATTTATTATATCTATCAAGTTGAGTGTGAAATATTATTTTATTATTTTTAGTATAAGTTAGACAACCATCATGTGAACCATATATAGAAACTATATTCATTTATCTCAAAGGAGGCCCTCCAAACCACATCACTAAAGATTTTCTATTACCTTTTATAATTGGTTTGACTCTATGATTTAAAAATGAAGCAAAGAACACTGCGTGCCCTTGTTTTAAATTAATAATTTTTCCTTCTTCCATAATTTCTAAACCTCCTCCCTCAAATTCATTCTCTGGAGACAATAGTAAAGACATGGATATTTTTCTAACAGGTGGCTCATGTACCATAATTGGATCAGAATCCATATGCCAATTATAAAACCCACCTTCACCATATTCGGTATACTGAGCTTGTTCAGATATTGTCATGCCATCAAAACCAAAATGATTCATATTGGTTCTGTGCATAGTCGCTTCTATTTTTTTATAGAAAGGCATCATTTTACTAAAAGGAATCCAGCTTATGTGAGAAGTTCTAATTTTTTTATCTATCTGACCTGTTCTATTATCTTTTAAATTTTCTGTAATATGAGATATTGTACCTTCTACAATTTTTTCATTTCTACCTATTTGTATTATTGAATTACATTCTTCTGGTGTAAAAATTGGATTGTCTGTTCCACAAATATAAGATTTCCATGCAGGTTCACAAATAATCATAGTCGTCCCCTACACAATATTGGATTATATTCAACATCACAGTTTGCTGCTAATGTCCGTCTTGTTTCGTTAGTTCCATTAAAAGGATACACAACATGTCTCATATCATATGGAAATATATAAAAATCTCTTAACTGCATTGGAGGCTGATAATCAATTTTTGCAAATTGACCACTAGCTGAACCTAATATCTGTAATCTACCATTTTGAGGAACTCTTTCAGACGAATATTCATTACCAAACGTTGATGGTAATTTTAAAATCATTACACTAGATAAACCAGTAAATAAATCTCCTCTATGAATATGAATTGGATTGTACTCGTGTTCTTTCATTTCATTTATCCATATAGAATTAAGTTTTGCATCCACTGGGCCAACTTTACAAAGTTTTAAATAATGTTCAAACCTTTCCATAAAAAATTTAAGGATAGTGGGTGGAAGAACATTATGATCTTCCATATCTTGTTTTACACTATTATTATATAAAGAATGTTCGCTTTTAATTTTACCTATTAATAATTTATTTGCTTTTTTTAAATTATGTAATTTTTTTTCATAAATTTGATTAATTGAAATAAATATTTCTAAAGGAACTTGATACCGTATTATTGATTGACCTAAATGTACAATATCATAATTCATTATGAATTATTTTTTAGTTATTTCTTTTTTTTCTTCTGTATTATTTTCTAATTCACCTGAAGCTTTAATTCTTTGTAAAGATTGAAACTGACCTATAATATTAAATTTTTCAGGTTCTGGTGTATTTTCAGTTAATTGTTGAGCTCTTTGGCTGTACATTATTCCATAAGAATCTAGTTGATGCTGGTTTACGTCTTGAGTATCAAAAGAACCATCATCAAATTCTTTTTTTAATTTAGACCACATTTTAATTTCACGCATTCTATGATGTGCATTTTTTTCTAAAGAAGCCTTAGTAAATCTACATTCATCTATATCAATTTTATATTTTTCAAGTTTATATTCATCAGTTTCTGTTTCTATTTTTTTCTCGAGCCATTTTATTTTTGCATTATTTCTTCTGTATTCAAAAGAAAGACCCATAAGATTATCTAAAAAACTAGATTGTTCTCTTACACATTGCCAATATTTAGAAGCTTTAGTTGGGTATTTATTATCTTGTAACACTGAAAATCTTGCTTCAGTTTCTGTTCGAAACATTTGTTTTTTATTCCAAGTATCTCGAAGTTCTTCTACCATACCTTTAAAGGCAGAGAGATCATTTGTTTCTAATAAATTATTTAAACTTTCACTTTCTTTTTCAATTAGATCTTTAATATTATTTTTAGTCATTATTTAATCCTTTATGTTTAAAGGATTTATATACTTTATTAATTAAAAAGCAATATTAACTAGATGTAAAAGTTACCACAGAAGGCCCTGGGCCTGTCCATTCTTGAGTCACACTAAATGGAGGGCCTCCTTTTCCTGCCCATAAAAATGAGGTTGAACTTCCTTGTTTTGATGATGCCATACTTTGTGCACCGTTTTGAGCATTATCTGTATCTTCTGCCCAAGAAGTACCATTCCAAACTTCTGTAAATGCATTACTAGGAGTGTTTCCATTAGAAATAATTGCAGCACCTTGAGTGCCTGCTCCAGCACAAGTTAATCTTCCGTTATTTATATCCGCTGCTTCACTCCAAGATGTTCCATTCCAAGATGAGTTTTTTGTATTTGGACTTTGCCCTGTGTTGCTTAAAGCTGCACTTGAGTTACCTATGGTAGTACAGTCTGTTGCTCCGACAAGTAATTCGTTAGTTTCAGTCCAGGAAGTTCCGTTCCATAATTCAGTAAGGTTTGCTGTAGGTCTACCTCCACAGACAATTGCATCAGTAACTGTACCTGCACATGAATTACCTAGGATATCTCTTGCACTTACCATTTCACCTACTTCAGTCCATGTCGAACCATTATAAACTGCTACTGATGATAAACCTGCTCCAGGCCCTGCAGTACCTCCTAAAACTATAGCAGATTCTCCACTTGCACCTGTACCACCGTTTCCAAATCTAGCGGTAGGGCTGGCTGTTTCTGCTGTCCAAGAAGTCCCATTATAAACTTCTGTAAAAGTAGAAGATTCTGGTGAAGGCAAAGTAGGTGTATATCCACACATTGCGATAGCGGACGTTTTTGTTCCTCCTCCAGCTCCACTTCCTCTTCCAGTATTTAATGATGGCCCTGTTGCCCAAGATCCACTTGCAACTACTACAACTCCTTTTAAAGTATTTGAAGTTTCATTATACCAAATTTGACCAGCAGTAGGATTTGCTGGATCTCCAGTTATATTTTGTACTTTAGTTCCTGCTATGTCTTTGTAAGTAGCCATACTATTCCTCTAATGTTATTGTTGTAGGTCTCTCTCCTAATCTTATAATTTTGTTTTCAGGGGTTTCACCTTCAAGGTTACTGTTATCCCAATTAGTTTGTTGTGTAGTTATATCTGCATCGACAATGGCTTGTGCCTCAGATAATGTTTTATTAACACCTCCAACTCCAACTATCCATATATTAGCGTCTTTATTATTTGCGGGAACTCTCCATACATTACCAGGAAACTCTGTTGGTTGAATTGTTCTTGAATCTTTATTTGTAATAAAGCCTTCTCCCCAATTTTCTGCTACACAATATTTATATGCCATAATTTATCTCCTTAATTAACCAGCTGTAAGTGTTTCTGTTCCTGTGTTTGTAACAATTTTAAAAGCTTCAGCTGCAGTATCATAAAATACTTCACCTTCAACAGCTCCTGTATCAGAAGTTCTGTCTTCTACTGCTGTTCCTTGTTCTTCTTTATAAGTCGCCATATTATTTAACCTTTAACAACCATCCTTGAGTACCGTCTGTGTATACCAAAGTATTAGCTGCCCTTTCAACGTTTACTGTTAAGTCCGCTGCAGAACCTTGAATGTTTTCTGAATTTCTTCCAATAGTTAAATTATTTGTATCAAATGTTCCTGCGTAATCAATGAATGCAACTTCATCACCAATTGTTGGAGATGAAGGTAATGTCATTGTAAATGCTCCACCAGTGGTGTTTATAAAATATCCTTCACCAGCTACTGCTGTAAAACCTGTAGTCTT